AAGGACGATTTGTTTTTCTATGAGGTGCATATCTTTCTAGACCACTCATGTTTCTATCATTAACTTCTTTTATCTTTTCTGCTGTATTAGCAGTGTAATTATAGTCATTAAAAAGATTTTTGTGAACTCTCATTGCAACACCTGGCGGTGTGAGATATGCACCCTCTCCTCGTTTACTTTTCATGCAACCTTTTGGTGTTAAGAATTTATGTTTCTTACACCTAGTGCTGAGAACTCTTGTGTCTGTTGCTATGTAATAATCTGGAATAATTATTCCATATCTTACGCAAGGTTTGAATTCAGTTTCACCTAAGAAAATAGATTCTCTGTTTCCAAAAATTTTATCTAGTTCAGTCATCTACTTCACCCCCTGCCTTTCAGATATGTCCCGAATCATATCATTAGCTACTTGTCTAATGTCTTCATCAGTTGGGAACGTAGGATAGGTAAGATTCTCTGCCATACCTTTTTCATCTAGGTACAGGAATCTATCTTTTTCTTCAGAATACCTCTGCAATAGACGACTTTCTGCCATCTGAAAACAGTCGTATCTGAGTTCGTACGGATTTCGCATGTTATTAAATTGTAATCTGTTTCTGTTTGTATCTGTCTTTGTTTGTGTAAGATATAACTTACATTATCACAAATACTATATTATATATAACAAAAACTATTTGAATTTACATTCAACCATAATTTCAGTTAATGCTGCTAAGAGATTAATTTCNTGATCAGCAACAAATGCTGATTGGTATTGATACTTAGCAATAATCAATACCGCTTGAGGTATACTTGTTGGTTCTANAACACCATACAAATTGTCGTAGACAGTTCGTAAGATGGTATTGGGATCATTATCTAGATTAGCAACAATCCATTTACGTGTTGCACCGAAGTCTCTACTCTTCAATGCACCTACAAGTTTTTCTAATCTGACCTGACTTATCTGTGCCAGAATGCCAGTGTCGATAACCCCCGACGCTGCGTATCTTTGCAGTTCGTTGAGGGTGCGTCTGAAGTCTGGGAAGAACTTCTGGACAACCTCGGCAACAACCGAGTCATTAAATTGTATGTTCTCTGCGGTAAGNATACCACGACATCTTTCAAAGAACTTACTAGCGATTTCTTGTTTTTGTTTTCCACGNGTNTTGCAATCAATTACAGTTGTTCTACTATGTAANGGTTGTATAATTTTGTTCTTAAAATTGCATGTAAATATAAATCTACAATTGTTTTGGAACTCTTCTATAGATGCACGCAATAACAACTGCACATCATGTGTAGTGTTGTCTGCCTCATCTATAATAATAACTTTATGCTTGGCACCAGATGTTAGAGATACAGTAGATGCAAATTGTTTTGCACTATTTCTTACTGTGTCTAGAAATCTACCTTCATCAGATCCATTGATAACAAGATAGTCTACACCTAGTTCACTACACAATGCTTTAGCAACTGTAGTCTTACCAATTCCTGCAGTGCCACATAGTAAAAGGTTTGGAACCTCTCCTGCTGTGACAAAGGATTTGAATGTATCCTGTAACTCTTTAGGGAGGATACAATGTTCAATCATCTTAGGGCGATACTTTTCTACCCAAAGAAATTCATTCATAATTTAGGATATCCAATAAGGTTTTCTGTGTGGATCACGAAGATAATTACTTGAGACCCATGGTTTGCTATTGATATAATACTTGTATGCAGTAAAGATGTCAATAGATGTATCATGCTTGAACTCGTCAGGACCTGCAAACACAAAGGGTGTATGTTTGGTATGATCTGCTTTTGGCATGATACTTTCTGCTTCTAGTAATGGTCGATGACAAGAATGAACTTTGCCATAACGATGTGTATATTCTAGAGACAGTGCGATGCCATGCTTAAGTAACCACCAAGCATTTGATAGAGTATCGTTTGCCCATATTGTACAGGGATGGTTACGAAATGCACCTTTGGATGTTTTGTATGGTTGACCGTCATTGCGATGTATGTGACCATAACTATGACCCCATTCATCAGAGCAAACAATAGAAAGCATTTGACATGTTTCTAGTGGCATCTTGACAATATGTTTGTCAGGAAGCACAGTTGCTGAGACAACAGGGTCAGGGTCAGTTACAAATATATTCATGGCACAAAGGGTATATTACCCATTATACACAGAGTCTGGTTCTAGTGCAATAAGATATTCTAGATCTCTGTTTGCATCTCTGAACAATGCAGCATTATGTTTGCTGATAGTAACTCCATAATCTGCAGGAAGTAACTTGAGATATTCTACCTTGAAGTTAAAAGTAAACTTAGCATCAGTAGTTCCAACCTTTACAGAGTAATTGTTTGATGTGTCATTCTTCTTATCACGTACAAGAAGTTTGATATCTTTACCATCACCTATGACTGCTAGATCGTCTACNCTGTAGATTGCTGCTGCTCTGATAAGGTTGTTTAGATCGCTCCATGCAACTACAAAGGAAACCTCTTCACTAGGGATCTCTGCCCTTTGTTCGGGTGGTGATGTAATTGTAGATGGATCAGCAAAGAAATATCTTGATTGACATTTCTTGTCTTTGATTATGACGTAGTTGTCATTCTGGAAATCAAAGTCAGGATTATCAAAAAGAGATAGACCAGATAAGAATTCACCTAGATCATAGATGGCAAAATCTTTTGGAAACTTTTCTTCTATCACAGCACGAGATAATATGTTTCTCTGAATTGATAGTGTTGATAATTCCTGTCCTTCCTTAAAGGTGATTGACGGATTAATGTTGGAAAAGTTTTTCAGTATGTCAAGTGTTCCTTTGGAAAGTTTCATTCGTTCTCCTTGTCGTTGAAGTGATATAATAATACACAATAGTGTATTGCTTTTAAGATGTCAAGTTTTGCAGATCCTTTTTTCTCATAACGAGACAAATATTTGATAGCGTTAGATCTACAAAATGCTTGAGCATCACCTATAGACTCAATGTAGTCTAGGGTTTGTAGTTTGTCTCCTGCATAGTGTGCTCCATAAGTTTCACAGATATATGCTTTTGCTTTGTCAAGCGTATCTGTTTCACTAAACTTGCACTTACCATGTGGAGTAAAGTCNGTAGTGAGTGTCACATTGCCTGTGGGTTCACTTGCGTAGTGAGAGTATGGGTCAACTTTGTCAATCCCATACTCATCTAGTAGTCCTTCTTCTTCCAAGATATCGTATAGTAACCAGTATGCCACCATTATACCTCAAAGTCTACGTCTGCGTCAACCTTATCGTAAAGTTGCTGAAACGCATCTTTTGTTTCGTCATCAAAACGTGAGATACATGTAGTGATTGCCTTGGCACGATTACCGAAGATCTTGTATGCTTGGATGATGTGAACAAGTCTACGTGTTGAGATAACCTCATCAATACCACCGTCAAAGAATGTCTTACGGATGATGTCTGCCCAGTCAGTCAATCTCTTGTTGAACTCTTTGTCATCAGACAATAGATCGAGCATCTTCTGCTCTGTCTGTGGATGAGGATAGTTCTGCTCGAAGGTCACAGGGAATCTCTCAAGGAATGCTTCGTTGAGAACATTTGTGCCTACGAATCTACCGTCATCAGAACCTTTACCTTTTGTGTTGGCAGTAGCAACAACAGTGAANCCTGCAGCAGGTTTTACAAACTTGCCGATCTTCTTGAGGAATACACCTTTGCCTTCTAGCACAGACTGTAGACATAGGATCTTGTTGGATGCTAGGTCGATCTCNTCAAGTANTAGAACTGCACCACGTTCGAGTGCTTCGATGACAGGACCGTTGTGCCATACTGTGTTGCCATCGACAAGACGGAAACCACCGATAAGATCATCTTCGTCAGTCTCGATAGAGATGTTGACTCTGATCAATTCTCTGTTGACTTTAGCACATGCTTGCTCTACAGAGAATGTCTTGCCATTGCCTGATAGACCTGTGATAAATGCAGGATAGAATAGTTTGGACGCAATAATTTTTTTGACGTCATTGAAGTTGCCGAAAGGAACGAAGGTATCAATTACCTCTGGCACAAGGTTCTGTGCAACTGAGGGGATTGTAGAGGGTGCTGAGACTGCTTTTTCTAGGATTGCTCTGCCTTGCTCTACTGTAAGATTCCATGTACCTTTCTTGACTTGATATTGTTTTAGTTTACGTGCAACTGTTGCGTAGTTACAACCACGACTTGTAGCAAACTTTTTGACGTGTGATGCATCAATCTTAGCACCGAACTCGTCACGTAACTCGTCTACGAAGTTGACTGATAGTTTTCTCTCGAATGGCATGATGTAAAAGTTGTGTGATTTGTATATTATTATAATGACACATCGTATAGTAGATATCTACAATTGATGTGCCACTAATTTGATTGGCACTATGCAATCTGGTCGATGAAGGAAGATAGGATCTTCTTGTTCATCTTTTTACCTGATAAGGACTTGGTAAATGCTTTCTTGATCTGTGCTTTAGTTGCATCCTCATCAACCTCAAACTCTGCATTGTTCTTTAGTGCAGCAGTTGCTAGACCGTACTGGACTGACCAGTATGATGTTGCACAGATGAATGTTTTTGTTTTCTTCCACTGTGCATTTGCCTCAAGTATTCTTTGCTCAGAATATTCTAGATTGTCAAAACAATCTGACTTGAATCTGTGCCACTCACCTTGAGATAGTAGTCTGATGTTCATGAATGAGCAGTCAGGATGTCTGTCACGTAACCATGTAACAAACTGTTTTGTTTGTGAGTGATAGTAACCACCCTCGAAGGAATACATTCTACCTGTCTTACGATCACGTAGGATGTGTCCTGCACCCATGTGTGATGCAAACATTGACTCTGTTCCGTCTCTGTCAACATACTTCTTACCGCAACGTAGTGAAGAACCGTCACCATCAGTCAAACATACAACGTGAATCTTTTGTGCACCTGTTCTCTTCTTGAATGTAGGAATGAGTTCATTGATTGCGATCAAAGATTCGTTAAGTGGAGTGCCACCCATGAACAACTGATATGGTGTCATGCAACGACCATAACTGTTAGAGATAGAATATGCTAGACGGAATANGTTTAGTGCTTGGTGGTCATGCTTACGATTGTTGACACCACTAGTTAGAACATTGATCATGTTGAAGTTGTCAAGGATAACTTTACCATCAATCAAAGATTCATCTGCAACATCATGGTAACTACCGTGCTTCTGCCATGCATCTGTGAAAAGATATACATCGTAGTCAATGCCTACCTTACGACAGAATGATACAAGTGTAAGTGTTTGCTTCACAGTATCAAAGATATTGTGNTGCATAGAACCTGACCAGTCAATGTTGAAGATCAAACCGTGACTCTTAGCATCAGGGATTGTTGTGATCTTCTTGAATAGGTCATCGTTGTATTTGTATGTGTGAAGGTTAGCAGTGTCAAGAACACCTGTTCTAGATGTAGTAGCACGTGCATAACCATCTGCTGCTTTCTTCATCTCAAACTCTTTTACAAGATAGTTGACCTCCTTAGCATTAGATACTTTGAACTGTCTGAACAACTCAAGAGTTTGATCCATGTCATTGATTACATTGCGTGCTTGAGTTAGATCCCAGTCGTCAGCAAAATCTTTTCTGTTACGAACTGCATCTTTCTCAGCATAGAACTTATCCATGTATGTTGTAACCTCATCATTAGAAACAAGATACTTAGAAGGAATTCTGTTAGGAATCTCAACGTATGTGTTGTCTACTGCCTTGTTGACAAGTTTTTTCTGAGAGTATTCTGCTGCCTGTGCAGTAGTAACTTGTGGGGTCGATACATCTTGAGGACCGTTGCCACGTCCTGCTGTTGTAGGAGTGCCTTCTGGTGCAGACTCTTTTGNCTCAGGTTGTTCTACAGTCTCTTTGTTGATGTCAATTGGTTCGATGTTGTCGAATGGTGACTCTTGTGTATCTGCATCTTCTTGAGCATCGCCTTGCTCAGGTGCATCTTGTGGTATGCTTGATGACTGAGAAGATGATNTTTCACCTTGCTCTTTGTCAGCAGATGGTTGCTCTTGTGCTTCTTCTTGCTTAGGTGATTCTTGCTTCTGTTGCTTTTCTAGTTGTTCTTTGCAGTATGTTTGTATCTCTTTAGCAAGTTCTACTGCATCGTCAAATGTTTCTAGTGAGTCACACTTAGGAAGGAATGCTGCCTCTTCTGATGTGAATGGAATGTCTCTGTAGTTGCCGATCTTGTACTGTAAGTTGATCTTGTCTGCAAGATTGAGAGTAGATAGATCTGTGTCTGCGATACCGAAGAACTCATCAATAGGAAGTGCTTGGTATCCTCTGAAGAAAGTCTTTGGAAGACCTTGATAACGACGCTTGATTAGTTTCTCAATACGAATATCTTCTGTTACATTTAAGAACTGTTGATTGACTTCTGCTAACCAGTCTGTGTCATCTGGTGTGTAAAGTGCATGACCTACCTCATGTGCAATGAACATGTCAACAACGTCATTGTTCTCATGCTCCCATGTAGGAAGTGTCAACACTCTGTTAGTTACATCGAACATTGCTGTCTCTACTGGACGATGCTCTACGATAAGGTTTTCTGTTGCGAGTAGTTTAGCAAGTGACTCTTTGACGATGTTCATAAATCTCCTGTGTATGTACGTATCATAGCAATAAAAAAACCCCTGCTAAGGGGTAGTGTGCCACTAATTTAACTGTCTACCATGCCCAACAGACACCAGAGAACCGTTCACCTTTTGTGGGTTCTCTTACACCATGCGGATACATGAATAGGGATGGAAACATTACTATATCACCTTTCCCTAGACTTAACTCATAATCGTGCCAGAAATATAATTGTCCACCTTCATACTCATCATTAAAGTTAAGTATAATACTAATGATAGGTATGCCTTTTCTTGCACCATCAAATATAGAATAGATATGGTCATGGTGTTGACGCATTATCTGACCCTCAGAGTATCTATTAAAACGAACTGTTGAAAATTGATACGCTATCTGTTCGGTGTTCTTGATATCAAATTTATACTTGTCATTAAATCTATGAAAGGT